GTGGCCATCACCATCGAGGCGGGTGTAGCTGATGTGCGGGAGGTTGATGCCGCTGGCTGTTTTGCTGCCGCCAATGGGCATCAGCAGGAGGTGCCCCGCCTTAACGGTGGCGATTGCGTCGTGCTCTTGCGCTACTCGGGTGAGCAGGTTTGCGTCTGATTCGTCTGTTTGGTCCAGGTGCGGTACCAGGATGCCGCCGAGCACGATGTCGATCACCGGCCGCAGGCTATAGGCGGTGGCTATGGTGTTGATGATGTCGGCCAAATCCACCTGGTGCCAGCTGCGCTCACGCTTGCGGGTGAGGCCAGCGTGCAGATCTGCGCTGCGGGCGCGAATGCTTAGCGTATCCGGTGTGCCGCTGTGCTCTACCTCGTCGACCGTGAAACTGCCTTTGTACACCAGACCTGTATCGCTCCAGCCCAACCAGAGATCGACCACTGCGCGCCGTGGCGGGATGCTGAGCAGGCCGTCGTGGTCTGACAGGGTGATGTCGAGCTGATCCGCCTCAAGGCCGCGGTTATCAGTTAGCGTGAGGCTGATCAGCCGGTTCTTGATTTTGGGGGTAATGTCTTGCCCGTTCACCACCAGGCGAAAGGCGGGGGCAGGGTGGCGGGTGTTCATCGCAGTATGTCGCCGACGGTGCTGAGGATGTCGCCGAGCAGCTCAATCTGGCTGCTGTCTACCCGTTGCAGGGTGAGGGTGAACTCAATCCGGCGCGGCGCGCCATCTTTAAAAAACAGCGTGCTGGTTTCGTTCATGCTCTCGATGATCCACAGCCCGTAGATGCGGCCGGTGCCTTCTACCAGTGGCCAGGCTTTGCCGGTGTCGCCCATGAGGCGCAGTGCGTCGAGCGATACGCGCTCGCCGGTGAGCTCGGGCATGATGAGGCCGTTTAGGGTGATGGTGTCTTCGCCTTTGCCGGTGTACTGCCGTGCCGGCAGCGCACCCACTACGGGATTGCTTGGGTGCCGCCAGCCGGTTTGGCGCTGCAGCTGCTGGTAAGCGGCGGTGCTCAGGCTGAAAACGTACAGCCCCAGGGCCATCATCATGTTGGTTTACTCCTGGTCATACAGAGTGCCGCGCGCTTGGGCGGCGCGCTCACGTTCGCGGCGGTCGAGCTCTGCGGTGACCGCGCGGGCGATGGCTTGCGGATCCATACCCGGTGCGGGGTGGATGTTGATTTCATAGTGGCTGCCGGCAGCGCTGGCTGTTGCGGCGCTGCGGGCCGCTAACGGGCGGCGGCGATCAAAGGTGATGCCGCTGGTGGCGTTGGCCATGCGCTGCGACACACCCGCTACGGCGCGCAGCGGCTCCCCCTGCTGGCGTTGGATTCCTTGGGCCAAGCCCTGCATGGTGAAGCCGCCCAGCTCGGCGAATACGCGGCTTGGGCTGTGGATGCCGAGCACTTTTTTAACCGCCGTTGGCAGCTTGCCGGCCAGGCGAGTGAGGCCCGCCAGCAGGTTGGGCCACAGGCTGTTCAGCCCGCTGATGAGCCCATCGATCAGGTTGCCGGGCAGATCTACGCCAAACCAGCTCAGGACGCCGGCGAAGGCTTTGTAAAACAGGCCCAGCGGTGACCAGTTGGCGATGAGTTTGCCAACGCCGAGTATGCCGCCATCAAAAGCGCTGGTGACTTCGCCCCACACGGCCTTGGCCGCGGCGGTGAGGTCTGCCCAGAGCGCTTTAAGGCCGCCGATGACGCCATCCCAGTTTTTGTACAGCAGCCAGCCGGCGGTCACCAACAGGGTGATGGCCAGGCCGATGGGGTTGAGCAGCAGCAGGCGCCCCAGCCACATGAACGCGGTACCTACGCCCTTGAGGATGGGCAGCAGGCTTAGGGCCTTGACGCCAAACAGGGTGACGCCCAGGCGGATCATGGCGAAGGGGCCGAGGATGGACGCCAGGGCGATGGTGAGCGCGCCAAAGGCGGTGATGAGGATAGCCAGCCCGGCGGCAGTTTTGAAGATGGCGGATGTGAGCTCGGGGTTTTCTTTGATCCAGTTGGTAGCTCCCCTGAGCAGGGAGGTCCAGCTCTGCACCCACTCGCGCAGTGGGACGTCGTTTTGATCTTGAATGGTGATGCCGACATCTTCCCAGGCGCTGCGCAGCCCTTTGAGATCGCCACCGAGGTTGTCGGCGAGAATGTCGGCCATGCGCTGGTTTTCGCCCTGGACGTTCTGCAGTTGGTTGAGCAACTGATCGAGCCCACCGCCTGACATTTGGCTAACCAACTCTGCGCTGCCTGAGCCGGCCTCTACGCCAAAGATGCTGGTGAGTATGGCTTGGCGCTGCACGTTGCCCATGCTGCGGGTGGCGTTGTTGATGTCACGCAGGATGTCGGGCAGATCGCGCATTTGACCTTGTGCGTTTGCAACTTCAAGCCCTAGCTCTTCCATGGCTTCGCGACCTGCCTTGGCTGGGGCAGTGAGGCGGTTGATTAGCGCGCGGGTAGTGGTGCCGGCCTGACTGCCCTGAATACCGATGTTGCCGAGTAGGCCAGCCATGGTGGCAGCTTGCTCAAGCGTGAGGCCTAAGTCTGACTTGCCGCCCAGGTACTTCATGGTGTCACCGAGCATTTCTAGATCGACGTTGGCCCTTGCTGCGGTGCCGGATAGAACGTCTGCTACACGGGTGATGTTGCCCTCGACGGCAGGGTCGATCTTGAAGGCACTACTGATGTTGGAAGCGATATCTGCCGTGCGGGCTAGATCGGCATTGTTCGCCAGGGCCAGGCTGAGCACGTCTTGCATGGAGGCGCGGATTGCTTCGGGTGTAAACCCGGCGCGAGCCAGGAAGGTTTGCCCGGCTCCTACCTCTGTGGCGCTGAACGCAGTAGAGCCGCCGAGCTGACGTGCCTGCCCCCGTAACTGCTGAAACGCTTGGCTGTCTCGCTCCAGACGGGTGATGGCCTGCAGCTCGCTCATTTGGGCGCCAAAGTCGATACCGGGGCTGATGAGCCGCGCACCGCTGTACAGCATGGCACTGCCAGTGGCCAGGCCCGCTGCGCCGGTGCCGGCCATGGCACCAGCCATTTGCTGAGTGCGCTGGTATTGGCGTTTAGCCGCGGCTAGCTGTTTTTGCTGCGCGGTAACTGCTTTGAGCCTGCGCTCTTGCTCCTGCAGCTGGGTGTTGGTGCTGTCTATGCGTTGGCGCAATGTGCGCTCGTGGCTGCTCAGGTCGCGGGTGCTGATGCCGGCCTGGTTGAGCCTGCCGCGCAGACCCTGCAGCTGGCGCTGTTGTTCCTGGTGCTTTTGCTTGAGGGCGTGGGCCTCACGCACGGCGCGCCTGAAATCGTTGGTGAGCGCCTTGGTGGGGTTGCTGGTTTGCGCCATTTGCCGCGATAGCTCGCGCACACGGTCGCGGTTGGTGCTGATGGCCTGGGTGGTTTGCTTGGTGGCGTTGTTGAGTGCTCGCCAGCCGCTGATATCGGACTGCTGACGCTCCAGCTGCTTGAGCTGCTCGCGGGTGGCCTTGAGTTGTTGGCCGAGGCCTACGCTGCCCTTGGTGATGGCGCGGATGGGTTTGGTGGCCCGATCCAGCGCCTGCAGCACGACTTCAAGTTTCAGCTTTTGCGCCATGCACCTGGTTCCATTGCTTGATTGCGCGGGTGCGCCAGTTCATCAGCTCTGGCAGGCCGAGGCGGTCCAGCTCGCTCGGCCCCCAGTGATACACCAGGGCGATATCGCCCATGGCGTCCTCTACGCTTCGAGGGAGTTCTGTTTCATTTTCTTGGTCAACAAAAAACCGGCCACGGCGACCCCGCATTGCATCAGGTCCGCCGGGTCGAGGTTGCCGACCTCTACATCGGTGAGGCTGGGGTTGCTGATGCGGGGCAGCACTTTGCGCAGGGCGAGCACGTCCATCTGCGCGAGATCCATCAGGCTCACGCCGCGCAGCTCGCCCGAAACGGGCTTGCGCAGGGTAACGGTGTTGATTTCGGTGGTACCGCGCTTGACGGGGCTGTCCAGCTCGATGAGCTGGGTGTTGTCGTCCGCTGGTGCGGCGGTTGGCGCTGCTGCGCTGGGCTTTTCTTCTGTTGCCATGATGGGTTCCTTTTTGGGTGGCCCCGGCATACGCGCCGGGGGTGTGGCATTGCAGAGCAATTACAGGCCGACGGCTTTGCGCTGCTCGGCGAGGATGTCTACCCCGTCGACGATCTCGATCATGTTGAGTATGTCGATCTCGACCAGGACTTCGCCGTCTACGGTGAGCTTGTAGTAGGTGCAGGTGGTGGTGATCTCGTGCTCGGTATCGGCACCGGGCTCGCTGTCGCCAAAGTTGATCTCTTCATGGCGGCCGCGCATGACCACCTCGACCGCACTGACGTCGCCGGTGTCGTCGCGCTGCACAGCGCCGGCGAAGCGCAGGGCCACGGCGCTGGCACTGGTGGCACCCCACTGGCGGATGGCGAGCAGATCCCAGCCGCCGAGCTTCCAGCTGACGGCAATGCCGTCGTCTGATAGGCCCATATCGACCTTGACCGGGCCGTTCATTCCGCCGCCCCGGTAGCCTTCCATCTTGCGGCTCAGTGGCGGCAGGGTCATGGCTTTGGCGATGCCCTGGTAGCTGTTGCCCTCGTTGAAGACATTCATGTTTTTGAGTTTGCGCGGCATTGCCATGGCGGTGCTCTCCGTAATATTGGCCAGTTACCCCGGCAGTGCCGGGGCTAGTTGAATCAGGCGTTGATGCGGCTGGCAAAGTCGGCCAGGTAGCGGTCGGTGATGCGCTGGCGCAGGGTGAGATCCTCCAGCGGCGGCACGGGGGTGTAGTCGTAATCGATGAACAGCTGGCCGTTTTTGAGCGTGGTGGCGCTGTTGGCGGCTTCGTCGTACCAGGCGTTGGCATCGATGATGTAACCGCCGGCTTTCATCTCGCGGAACTTGGCGTTGATGCCTTCCAAAATGTCGCGGATGAGGCTCGGGTGCATGGGCTTATCGACGGCCCACAGGTGCGCCTCTGCGATTGTGTCGGCCAGTACCTGGGCGGTGCGCGTGACGGACTCGAACGCGAACAGCGGGTCATCGCTGCAGGTACGCGAGCCCCAGAAGCGGAAGCCATCGGCGCGCACCAGGGTCGTAATGTCTGCTGCGTTGAGGTAGCCGGCATCGGTG